TAGGCTTAACACCTATCTCCTCAAGCTTGCGTTGCACTGCTATTTCTTAGCCGCGTCTTAGTATGTCAGTAACCCTGCCAATCCCAACGCACAACAGCTTGCCGATCTCTCGGTATGTCATGCCCTTCTGTCTTAGGTTGTAAGCTTTCTCGCAGTCGTACTTCTTAAGCCACTCGGTCAGGTCTTGTTCTTCAGGATCAACGTATGCGTTAGCGGGATATGAGATCCAGCCAGCTTTGATTGCGGTGGATACAATGGCTGGAGCTTGATTGAGCAGAGTTATACGCGCTTGTATGTCTAACGTGTCCTCCTTCTTGATACCATCAACATCCATCTTCTTATGGAGATAACGCTTGTGATGCATATTACCCTAGAGTCGAACGCTCCAGCTCTTCTTCTAGATCATAGATGCGTCGTCGTTGTTCGTTAAGCTCACGCTCTAAGCGTCGAGCGAAAGACATTGCTAAGGTAGTGAGATGAGGAGGGAATTGTCCTTCAATACGCTTCTGCTCTAAGTCACAACGTGGAGTGTCTGTATCTGGATCTTCCCAGAAGCTTTCTGTGTTAGTCATGCTTGTTAATGGTATCAAAAGGGAATGTCATCTTCAGGTCCAAGCGGATCGTTAGCGGTTACCTTCTTAACTGGAGTAGCCTCACGCTTATCTAGGTCAGCATAGTTACCCAAGATCGGACCCTTCTTGCCTTCTTGTCGTGCGGCTTTGCTAATAGATTGCACAATCATTCCATCGTTACCGTATTGGTCACGACCGGACTTGTTGGGGATAAGTGCAATGTCCAAATATGTTCCAGCTTTGCCTTTGAATAGAAATGCTTTGTCGATCTTTGTAACGTCAATCTTGCCGGTTTGCATGGTGTTTGTGGGTGTTTCTTGCTTTCGTTGGTCAGTTTACAGGAATAGTTTATGGCAGTCAACCTATCGTTGGGATTAAGTATCTACACCGGAGTCTGAGAAGCGACAGAACTGTCCATCATACCAGAGCTTCACGACTCCACATTCACCGTCTCGTTGTTTGGCGATGATGATTGAGGCTTGGCCTTTGGCTTCTCTCCGGTCTCGGTCTAAGAGCATTACGCAGTCAGCGTCACGCTCTAGCTGTCCGCTGTCCGCTAGGTCACTCAAGCGCGGTGGGCGACCCTTCTCCTTTTCATTTTCACGGTTCAATTGAGCCAGACAGAGCATTGCAACGCCGGTTTGCACCGCAATGTCTTTGAGCTTACCGCTGACCTCCGCTACCTCATAGGTGCGTTTCTCTGCTTTGTCTGCTGCTTTGACCTTCTGGATGTAATCGACAATCACCAGACGAACACCGTGCTTTCTGACTGCTCGACGGACGTTTGCGGTTATTGAGGCAACGCTCTGAGAACTTGAGCCATCCAAGAACCAGAGCGGACTAGAGGCAATCTTACCAGCAGCCAGACTCATTGAGCGCATATCACCTTCGCTTAGGTTTCCACTCTTAAGCGATTGCATTGGTACACTTCCAATAGATGCAACTGAGCGTCTGAAGATCGCTTCCTTAGACATCTCCAAAGAAATGAAGAGCGTTGGGATTTTAGCTCTCACCGCTGCGGCTTCAGCAATAGAGATTGCAATAGCTGTTTTACCTATAGATGGACGAGCCGCAATTAGAGCCATCTCGCGGTGCTGCAAACCATCGGTCATTTGATCCAACCAATGGAAGCCGGTCGTGACCCCGCTCAATGTACCTTTGCGAGAGAAACGTTCCTGCATCTGGTCAATAAACGATCCCGCAACCTGCTTTGAGGTTGAGAGCGTCTCTCTGGAGACCTCAATGCTGAGGCCAGACTCGGCATTAGAGACGATTTGATCTGGCTGGAGGGTCAGGACAGCGGACTCGCGTATAAGTCGATCTCCTGCGGCTCTCAGTTGTCTCCGGTGAGCGGCTTCAATTATCCCTTTGGTGTAGTACGGCAGATTGGCTGGTGATGGACAGACTTCCATTGCGCGGTTCCAGTCCTCAAATGGCATTGGTTGATTGCCATGCATCTTTCGCCATTCCTTCCCGAGTTCTTGGAGCGTTGGAGTCCGGTTGGCTTGAACCAGAGATTTGATCGTCTCGTAGGTATCGCGGAGTGAATCGGTTTCGATCCACTCGCTTTTGACTTCAGCGAACGCATCGGAACAAGTGTCGATTGATCCCGTGAGACAAGCTCCAATCAGACCAAATTCGTCGTCTTGAGCAAAGTACGGGTCATTCATATTGAATCCCTCCAATCAACGTCTTTCTTTTGAGCGGGTTGGATCGGGAGTGATTGCTGCGAGTCATCGTCTCCAGACTTACAACGATCAATCTCGGTGTTCCAGTTGTTCAGCAGCGTGAGAATGTCCTTCCTGCGATACTTGTTCTTGGATTCATAGCGAGCATCCAGAAGCTGCAAGTCTGATTCTGGGGTGTTGAGCTTAACGACAGACTTGAGAGCTTTGAGTTCTGATGCTTGCCATTCGGTTCCTTCGCGTCTGCGAAACCATTTGTTAATCCGTGAGCGAAGCGAATCGGATTCTGGGTCAAGCTTAGCTTGAGGTGTAGAATCTCCTTCCTTCCTTTCCCCTTCCTTTCCCTTCCCTTCCCCTTTACCCGCGTGGTCTTCGCGTGAGTCACGCGTGGTCAACGCGTCAATTTCCTCGCAAAACGCATCATTTGCTGAGCATTCTGGAAGATTTGACGCTGACTCTCTATTGTTGATCACTTGATGCTTCCCGAAGCTTGGAATGCACCCAAACCACGCATCATTTACGCGATACTTGATAATGAAACCACGCGTGGTCAACGCGTCCATCACGCGTGAAAAGTCTATTCCATCGTAAGGCAAAATTTGAACCCCAATGCGTCTTGGTTCCCACTTAAAACGGCCTTCTCGGTCTGCAACGCACCATAAGCCAGCGAACGCAATTCTGATTGGAAGTCCGGTTGATGCCTCAGCTTCAAAGAGTCCTTCATGTGTGAAAAACTCGGGCTTGATTGTTCTTATTCTCATTTTGAACCTTTCTTTAGATTTGCAATGTATGCGGAGAAGCTGATCAGGAAATCACGAAACTCAGCGTTATGCATCAGCGATGAAAGATTCGCCAACATCAGCTTTGAGTCGGAATCAAGCTCTTGCCTTTGGGAATGGCAGTCTTCGCAAAGTGTTATGAGAAGATTGTCATCTGTTTCCCAAGGCTCGCCTGAATATAAAAAATGGTGAACTGTAAGCGTCTTCTCTTCCGCATCGCAATTGCGACACATCCAGTAATCACGCTGCATTATCTCCAGCCGTTTACGCTGCCATCTAGGGTCTCTGAGCTTTTCTGAGTATGTCATGTTGAAGCCAAAATCCCCCTACGCACCGTGGTGAGAACTCCCGGATAATCAACGGGACATACACGGTACGAGGGGGATCGAAATGGTTGAACATGGATTATCTTTTGCGTCGATGTTGGCTTCTCACGGCTCGCATCGACAGATGAAGTCCTAACTCGGAATCGGTGTTTCGTCCAGACAAAACTTATCGTAGAACTCGGCTTTCGGTCGAACGTAGAAGTAACCTCCACGCTCGTAGACGACGCATAGCCGCTTGGTCTCACCGATACGCAGTTGCGCTTCGGAGACAAGCACGACCGCAACCTTCGGGTTAGCTTTGGATCTGTATTTCATTTGTTCATTCTGAGCTTGTTCTTGCGAACACTCCAGACCCAATAGTCAGAGACGCCGTACTTGGTTGATAGTTCCTTAGCGGTGAAGCTCTTGTGAGAGTTCCTGACCGCATCAACTACCCATTGCGGGATCTTCTGACCTTTGGGTCGTCCACGACCGCGCTTGGTCTTCTTGCTGAGTGGTTTCCACTGCGGTTCCTCAACTGCAACCGTCTTGTGGACTCCTAACAGTCTCGCGATTGCGTCTTTAGTGATTCCGATTTTGCTAAGTATGCTCATTTTCTAATCTTGTTGTGTCTGACTTTGTGTATCCAACCTAAGCTGACCGAGTAATCTTCTTTGATCTGTCTGTATGTTTTGTTTTTGCTAATGTCTTCTAGTACTTCCAATACAACTGCTTGTGGTATGTGTCCCCGTAATGGTATGTATGTTGATTGTCTCATTTGG